TCGTCCGCCTCGGCCCCTTCCTCGCCCTCGTCACCGTCGTCCGCGCCCGGCTCGCCTTTCGCGCGCGCCGCCTCGGCGCGGTCTGCGTCGTCTTCCTTCGGGATACCGGTCTCGTCGAGTTCGTCGCCTTCCAGCGCGTCGATTTCGGCCTGGCTCAGTCCTTGGTGGTCAGTGCTCATTGAAACTCCTGTGGTGGGATGCCGGCTTCGGGCCCGGCAGGTTGTTGTGTTGGGTCGATCGGTGCGGCGGAATCCATCGGCGTCGGCGCAGCGGTCGGCTGCGGGATGTTCGGATCCGTGCCGCCCTGCGGCTTGAAGCCTGCGGCCGCGGCCATCTCGTCGGCCACCGGCGCCAGCGCGGGGTTGGTCGCAGCGAGTTGCGCAGCGGTCAGCGCCTGCATCAGCACGTCCACCCGCTTGGCCATGGCCTCCACGTCGAGCTTCGCCGCATTGGCCTGCTCCTTGGCCAGCTGCGCCTGCGCCATCTCGACGGCCAGTTGCTCCTGGAGCGCCTTCTTCTCCCCGTCGATCTGCGCCTGGGCTTCTTCCTCAGGTGTCGGCGCCTTGGTCGGGTCGCGTTGGCCGTTGAGCTTGCGGATGCGAGAAACCCACTCGTCCTTGTTCGGCAGTTCCGCGCTGTCGACGGCCAAGTCCAGCACGGCCAGCACCACCTGCGGCGCAAACGTCGCGATCTGGCCGAGCAGCTGGAACGTCTGCTCCATCGCAGCTCGGATGTAGCTCTCGCGGTAGTCCTGCTCGCCCACGTAGAAGTCAGCCTCGCGCGCCGTCAGGTCGTTCATGACCTCGCCGCTGTCCGGGTCGGTCTTGTTCACTTCCAGCCACTCGATCGGCTGGGCCTCGCCGGTGATGCGGATGGCCTTCTGCTGGGTCCAGAACTGCTCGATGTGGGACAGCCGCAGCTTGCCCGCGATGAGCACCGCCAGGCGCAGGTTGTCGAACAGTTCCGAGGTGGTGAGCGAGCCCTGGTCCTGCTTGCGCTCGATGGCCACGCCGCTCTTGGAGTTGGTGTCGCGGCCCAGGTTCTCGTTCGTCACGCCGCCGGCGTTGCGCATGGCCGCGATGTTGCGGTCCATCATCTCAAGGTTGCCCTGGATCTCGCCCACGGGCTTCTCGAAGCGCAGTTCCTTGCCGATCTTCTTGACGATGACGCCATCCGGGCGGGCCGCCTCGTCGCGCGCCTCCTCGATGTCGTCGACGGCGCCGCTGTCCATGACCATGCGGTTGTTCGCCAGCAGCCACTGGGCCTTGGATGCGCGCTTGTTGGTGTCCTCCTGCAGGTCCCGCATGCCGCGCATCACGCCGTAGCACAGGCCGTCGCGGTAGCGCCGGTATCCCCAGATGGGGATGAGCAGGAACTGGCCGTGCCGGAACGGGCTCGCGCCATCCCACAGCGGCTGGTCCTTGGTGGCGATCATCACGCGCATGCGCAGCTTGACCGCGTCGTACATGCTCCAGCGGTCCTGCTGGATCTGCAGGTGCGCCGGGTCGGCTGGGTTGAAAATCTTCCCCGCCAGCGGGCCATCGTTGAAGGCCTGCACGCGCTCGGGAACGCGGTACCAGCACTCCAGCAGTTCGACCGATGACCGCCTGCCCTTGTCGGTGTAGTCGTTGCCGATGAAGGCCCTGCGATCGCGCCAGCGCGCGGGCAGCCCATCCATGTGGTCCAGGTCCGAGGCGTTGGTCAGCCGCTCGCCCAGGAACCACACGTCATCATCGTCGATGACTTCGTCGGTGCTGGCGATGTTGCGCAGGTGGTCCTTCGCCTTCGGCAGCAGCGCCATGGCGTAGTCCAGGTCGGTGACCTTGCGCCTGAACAGGTAGCGGCCGTCCTTCAGGTCGAACTGCTTGGCGCGCGAGTCGCGGTAGACGTTGCGCCAGTCCTCGGAGCCGGAATAGATGATCTCCTCGCCCGGCTCGAGGTTGATGCCCTCCTCCAGCCAGCCGAGCCCGGACAACGCCGCCTGCTTGAAGGCCCGCGAGCGATGCCACTGGGTCAGATTGACGTCGTCGGTGTACTTGACCACCTGGCTCTTGACCTCGGCGCCCTGCTCGTCGCCACGCTCGCGCGGCAGGATCTTGTAGTCCTTGCGCATGCGCTTCTGCATGCCGCTGATCCAGTCGATCGTCTGGCGTGACTCGGGGTAGACGAGCGGCGCCTGGCCGCGGTCCATGAGCACAGCGGCGTCCTCGCGCCGCCAGTGCAGGTGGTCGTACACGTCCTCGTCGATGGCGGCCTGCAGCCGTTCCTCGGCCTGGCGGTCGCGCTCGTCGTGCAGGCACTCCATCAGCACGGCGTGCCGGCGCTTCTGCTCCCCTTCGGGGTCGCTCCTGGCGTTCTGCTCGTCCACGAATGGCGTGGTGCCATCCGTCTGCGGATCGCGCTGGCTCTTGGTCTCGCGCTGCTCAATGCCGAACATCACAAGACCTCTTCTTTGACGACCTTGCCGTTGACCTTGGCCGAAGCCTCGATGCCCATGAGCACGCGCGCTACGTGCAGGCTGGCCGGCTGGTCGCTGGGCATCCGAACCAAGTCGGGAATGCCCTCGACGATGATGTCCATGATCCGGTGGACCGTGGACTGGTCAGGGTGGAATCCCATGTGCAGCGCCGCCTTGAAGGCCACGCCCAAGTGCTCTGGCGTGGCGTTGCCATCGCGCGTGGCGTAGGCCCAGGCGTTGCGCTGCGGGATCACGTAGGCCGCGGTGTCCATGCGCCGCATGGCCGGGAACAGCGCCATGCACGGGTGCGGCTCCTCCAGGCCGATGTCCAGCCACTGGAAGGAACAGACGATGTCGCCCTTGATGCGCTGGAGCCAGGCGCGCTCGCCGCCGAGCTCGACCATGGGGGTGCCGTGGGGGCCGAGGATGGATTGAGTTGTCATGCAGTCCTTTCGTTTACACGGTCCGCCAGTTGCCGCGCCGGGCTGGCTTTTCGACTCGTGGCGGCACGCGCGCAATGGCGATGCCGGACATCTCGAGGTAGCGCGTCGCATCCATGGCGTGGTCGTTCTCCTTGACCACCTGCCCCTTGTCGTCGCGCCGGTAGATGCGGTACTCGTTGAGCCAGTTCTGCAGCGACTTGAAGACCTTCATGCGGCCCGTGCTCAGGCGCTGCCAGACGTTGTAGATTCCGGCCTCGCGGGCGTTGTCCGCGGCGGTGAGGTCAAGCCCGAGGTCTTGGTAGTTCTGCAGCAGCTGCTCGCCGTCCTTCTGCTGGCGGCCGCGCGCCGCCGGATCGATCGCGCCAGGAATCCAGACGCCGCGGGCCTTGATGGCGTCTGCGTGGATGCTCGGCTCGGCTTGGCTGCGGTAGTGCTCGCTGTAGAGGTAGACGACGTCCGCCTCCCGGTCGTGCGCGCCCCAGATGGCGGCCGTGCGGTTCCAGCCGACGTCCATGCCATAGGCCCGAGGCCAATAGGCCGGCAGCGCGAAGTCATCCACCACGATGTCCGTCTCCGGCACCGGGTAGATCGCGCCGGCGCCGAGCGATGGCACGCCCTTCGTGCGCGCGTCGCGCTGGTGCGGCATCAGCTTGGCCAGCAGCCGGGCCTTGGCGTCTTCGTCAAGGTGCGGGACGTGATCCCAGCCGCACTGCACCACGGATCGGCTGGCCATGACGACCGGATCGTCCGTCTTCGCGGTCAGTTGCTGCACCAGCTTCGTCAGGCCGTTGAGCGGCGTGAACGTGAGCATCGAGATGCCGTTGCGCGTCATCAGGCGCACCTGGCCCTCTTCATACACGTCCTCCGGGCACTCTTCGTCCGGCCAGAAGATGTCGAGCTCGAAGCCCTGGAAGATCTCGCGGCCCTGCTCGTAGGAGCGCAGCCACAGTTCCGACTCGCCGCCGCTGACGTGGCGCACCGTGACCTTCTCGATCGCGCCCTTGACATGCGGCCGCGGCACGATGCCGGTGATGTCGTCGCCCGGGATCAACCCGGTTCCGATGTTCTCCGGCTTGTCGGTGGTTGCGCCCACCATCTTCAGCTGGAGGATGTCGCGCGTCGTCTCATGCGTGTCGCCGCTGGCCAGCGCGCGCACCGGGCGGTCGAAGCGCCGGCCATCCCACCAGTTCGGATACTTGCCAGTCAGGTGGTAGGTCGTCTCGGTCCCGGCGGCCACGGTCTTGCCGACCCGGTTGCCGGCCATGAACACCCGCTCGTTGTGGGTGGCGCCGAGCCTGAAGAACTCCAGGTGCTTCGGGTAGCGGAAGCGCGCGTACTTCCCGGTGTCCGGGAACATCGTCTCGATCACGCGCGTGCGCCGGCGGCGGTCCACCTCGGCCAGCAGCGAGGCGAGGTGCTGCTTCTGCGCCGGCTCGAGCGCGGCGAGGTCAAGCACCCTCGCCCTCCGCAACCGGCTTGACGCTGGCCTGGATCCCGAACTTGGCAAGCTGCTTCAGCAGTTCGTCGTCGCTGATGGACTTGGTGTCGACCTTGGCGTCCAGTTGCACCTTGTCCCCGTAGCGCTTCGGGTTCGCCGCCTTCGCGCGCCACCTGAAGTGCACCGCCAGTTCCTTGGCCTTGGCCAGGGCGAACGGGTCTGCCGCCTCGTCGATGCGCTGCTCGGCCATCTCGTCGAAGGTCTGCGCCGCCATTTCGCGCGCACGCGCGCACGCATGAGAGCGTTCGGGGTCGGCCTCGATCCACTCGGCCAGGCTTCCGAGGCCGACGCCGTACTTCTCTGCGATCTGCCGGTACGTCTGGCCTTCGATGATGAGCTGGGCGATTGCTGCCCCCCCTGCGGCGTCGAGCTTGTCCTGGGCGGGCGAGGGCTTCGCGCGCTTGGGCGCCCCTGCCGAGGGCAGTGCGTCGGCCACGCGGCGCTGGGCTGCCGGCTTGGCGGTTCTCTTCGCTGCGACGGCCTTGGGCTGCTTGGAGCCGGCCGCGCTACTGCGCTGCTTTGCCATCGTGGGTGGACGTTTGTAATTGGCGACCGTGGAAGCGTGCATCCATCCCCGGCACGGCGCAGCCCTTTCTGACCTTCCATGTCAGAAGCGCCTTCTCCTTGTCGTAGTGGAAGAGGGAATTGACGTATTCCTGTGTCAGCGTGCTCATCCGCCAATTGCAATGGCAAACGGCAGGATTTCAACCGGACTCGCGCTCCCCCTCCTGCGCGCTGTCGGCGATGGTCCAGTGCTTGGGGTCCTTGTCGGCGTAGCGCTCACGTATCTGCGGCATCAGCGCCTCCAACTCCGCGCGGATCCTGGCCAGAGCCTCGGCTCGGCTGGGCGGCCGATCGTCGATCGTGCTGGGCGTGAACTTGCCCTCGATCAGGATGTTCAGGCAGGCCTGCGCGTTCGCGAGATGGGGTGTCCCGTCGGTCGGGTCGTTCTCCTCACCCTCCCACCATGCATCGACGTGCCGCTCGAGCGCGGACTTGTAGACCGAATACCGGACGCCGGCGCCGCGGTAGTTCCAGGCGCCGTACTTCACGTTGCCGAGGAAATGGGCGATGGCCTGGTAGGCCTTGACGATCGGGGAGACGAGGTGCAGCGGCAGCTTGTTCAGCGCGATCGCGTCCTTGGGATTTGTCGGCTTGCTATCGGTCATGGCTGATATCTGGCGCTTATCGGCTGGGGCTGTTCTCGAGCATCGCCACGTCGCACCGGTGTCGTTCGATCTCGCCGTACTCGCGATGGTGAACGATCAGACGCATGTCACGCCCGGCCCGGTAGCCGTGGCCGGCGGCGTAGGCATCCTTCGCGGCCAGCGTGCGGAACGATTCGCACACCACGCCGGGGAGCTCGGTGACCGTGCTGCTGTGGATGTGCCCCGTGTACCAGTAGCGGTGCTTCGTGGCGCCCCAATCCTCCGGGCGATCGGCGGCCATCACGCCGCCCAGCGCGGCATGCTTGGCGGTATCGCCATGCGTTGAGCCGATGAGCACCTTGCCGAAGCGGTAGTACCAGAACTTGCCCGGCGTCAGGTCGACGGTGACGCGTGGCTCGTTCTCGAAATATGCGGCGATAGTGAGCGCCAGGGCCCACTTGGCCTCCGGGTCGTGGTTGCCGGGCTCGAATCTGGCGATCACCTTGGGATGCTTCTCGAGCAGGCGCAGGATGGCGTGCCGCACCGCCTTGACGCCGACCATGAGCACCTTCGGGTAGCGCGAATCGACGTCCAGCTGGTGCTTGTGCGCCGGGGTCTGGTTCGTCTGGTCGTTGGCGTGGAAGAAGTCGCCCAGCGGCAGCAGCACCGCGGTTTCCGCCGGCGGCGCCGCAGCCACGAGCCGGTCGACGGCGCCGAGGGTCAGGCGCTCGGCCACCTCGAGGTCGAAATCGTCCCCGCTCTCACGGGCCCACGCATACATGCCGAAGTGGGGATCCCCCCAGGGGTACACCGCGAGCAGATCCGGGTATGCCTGCGCCGGCGCGGCCACGGCCGGCGACAGGCCTTTCGCATCCTTGGTGAGGTACTCGACGAACTCGCGAAGGATCTCGTCGGCTTGCGCGCCATCCCGTTCCGTCTTGACCCACGTCAGCACCGGCTCGGCCTTGCCGTCCTTGTAGAGGAGGCTCGCGCCACGCAGGCGCTGGCCCGGCGCCACCGGACGTTTCAGGTCATGCTCCGGCGAATACCCGAAGATGGCCGCCTTCTTCTTCGCCAGCCTGATGGACTGGCCGATTGAGGTGTAGTTGACGCCAAGCGCCTTGGCCGCTGCCCGCAGGGACTTGTGCTTGTTGACGGCGTCGATCACCTCCACCTGGCGGGGGGTGGCCCACTCCTTGAGCTTTTCATCGATGAGGTAGGTAGGCGCCGGCATGAGAGGGCGCGCTACAGCCTGTAGACCCGCACGGGCGCGCGGCTGTTCAGGTCGTGCCGGCAGACGATCTGCACGGCTCGCTTCGGGTCTGTGAATCCCAGGGCCTCATACGCGGCCAGAGCGGCCATGGAGCCGCTGCCGATGGCGTGGCGACCTGCCTCGATGCGGATGGGCAGCGTGCTCATGGAGTAGCAAAGCAGGCCGTCCGACGACATGATCATGGCGTCCAGCGTCTTGAGCTTCGGCGGGTCCTCCTGCATGCCGTTGCGGCACCAGACCAGGAATGGGAGGAACTCCTCGGCATTGCCGGACATCCCGACGAGCGCGCCGTTGACGCGCCAGACCTTGCGAGCCTTCCACACCTTGTGGGCGTCGGTGATGTTGCTGTCGGCAACCATCATTCCGGCCCTGGTGCAGGCGAGGACGGTCGTCACGCCTGCCCTTTCGGCCAAGGCTTCGTCGCGCGCTGCGCTGGCGGAGCAGCCGGGCCGACCATCACGCTGAGGCGGTAGTTGCAGGCGCTGCCCGTCGGGCCTGTCTGCACCTGGGCGCGGAAGTTGCCGATCTTAGCGTTGGTGGTGGGGATGGGGGAGGTGAACCTGGCGCAGGACTCTTGCAGCGGGCAGCCAGGGGAAGGCCGGCAGCGCACCTCGTCGGGGTCCATCACGCGGCGCATGGGGTCTCCTGCTGGGGGATGCGGATGCCGCGAGGCAGGGAGGCGAGCCACGTGGCGGCGAAGCGCCAGCGGCCGTGCTCAAGCTGGTAGGCGCCGAGGCGGCCCTCGCAGAGAGCGGTGCCCTTGGCGGTGATCCGCCACTTCGCGAGGCGCCTGCTGCCGCCGCGACCGCCAGCCGTCTGCTCCACCAGACCGAACTCCTTTGCGATGCGTAGGCCGTTGTATGGGTCGCTGAGGGTGAAGTCAGCAACGGCGGCCGTATCGGCTTCGTCGCCAATCTCGTGGAGTGCCTTGACCGCAATGCGCCAGATGCTCATGGATCCCCGCTAAAACGACCCCGGAGCCGCGAAGCCCCGGGGCGATCAACCCACTGGGCAACCTGGACCAGTAGGAGGAGACACCTGCGTCTCTCAACGCAGGCGAGAGAAAGTGTGGGGTGGATTCAGCGCAAAGCAACCGGACGAAGAAACGCCACCCGCAGGTGGCGTTTCGCCCGGCAAGGCGTGTGCTTGTGGGAAGCGAGGGCGAATCTCTCGGCTGTGGTGGGAGGCGTCGCTCCTCCACACACCTTGGCGCACTCCGCAGAGACGAATTTGGCCACCGCCCATGCGATGCGCGCCAACTCGTCCAGGTGATGAGCCGGGCGCATGTCGAAAGGGATCGGCTTTCTGTTGCTGCTCAACGGCGCTTGCGCGGCGTAGGCGATCCGAACCAGGGTGTCGGTGTCCATCGTCATGGCTCACCTGACCATCGTAACGTCTTCGCTCTTGGCTGCGACCAGCCTCTGATACGGCATCCACCGGTAGTGCCGGCCGGCTGTTTTCTCGTCGCCGACCTGCACCGAATGTTCGCAGCGCGTCGCGCCGGTGTCAGGGTCGACCACCAGCAGGTTCACGCACATGTCCGGCTTCGCGTGCGCGGGCGGTGCCCACACCTTGATGACGGTGGCGTCGATGGGGTCGGTCTGGTCCTGGCTGTTGTAGAACCAGACCTTGCGGCCTACGGTAGGAACGATGGTGGTCATAGTGATCCTTCTAGGTTGAGGGTGGGCCTGGCACATTCGTCACCGTGGCCCCACGGTTCCGCTCTCCCCTTCCAGGGGTCCGTGCGCGACCGCATGTGCCATGCGTAGCGCCGCGCACCGGCTGATGTTCAGATGGCCAGCACGTCCAACTGCATACGGATCGCCCGTGCGGTTTGCTCCAGGTTGCGGCTCACCTCGCGGACCTCGCCGCCGAGGCTGCTGCCGACGGGCGGTTCCGCTTCGGCCAGCTTGGCGTCGCCGCTGGTCGGGTACGGGTGAGACACACGGCTCAGCCGTTCGCCGAGCATGCCCACGAGTTCCTGCAGCGCATGGGCTGACTTGCCGAGCCGTTCCATCTCGCGCTCGATCTCGGATTCGGTCTTGCTGGGCACACGCAATGGCATCCCGATCTCCGGTGCGACCATTCCGATTCCCGTGCAGTAGTTCCTGTTCATGCTGTTTCCCTCTTCCGTTGGGTCTTGCCCGCGCTCATCGGCGGCGGGCCATGCCGTGATTCCTCTTGCTGAAACCCGAGCAGGTTCGCCAGCGCGATGGCGCCGTCGAGTCCGTACTCGGTCTTTGAGATTGCGATCACGCCGCACCACGCAGGCTTCGCGATGGCCAATAGCACGACGCCTTCTTGCGAGTGGGCGTCTGTGGCGAAGGCGAACTCCTGGCCGGGCCGGAGCAGGCTCTCGGCACGGTCGCGCAGGGCTCGGGCGGGGGTCGGCGCCGCGGTCATGCCTTCTCCAACTCGCGCGCCCGGCGCCGGTAGGTGTCGCGGATCTCGCGCAGTTCATCGATGCTGTACTTGCGCGGCTCGTGCGGCCCTTCCAAGCGCTCGACCGCCTCCAGCCCGATTCGCCGGATCAGGCCCAGGCGGTACAGCACGAGGTTGCCGTGCAAATGTTGATTGCAGGGGACGCATTGCCTGTGCACATTGGCCTCGTGGAATCTAAGCTCCGGCCGCGCGCCGGTCGACAAGTAGTGGCCGGCGTCATAAGCCCCCGCGTGGAATCGATCGCAGCTGATGCACGGCAGCGCCGCGTCGCGCAGTCGGCAATACCGATTGAAGGCCGCCTGCGCTTCGGCCATCCACTTCGATCGCGGCTTCAGCCGCTCGCGCTGCGCCTTGTCCAGCTTGCGCTGCTCCGCCTCCCTCGCCTGCTTCGCCAGATCCATCGCGCAGACGTGGTTGCACGCGCGCTGCATCGGCCGGGCCGGGGTGAACAGGCCCTTGCAGGCCTTGCAGCGCTTCGGGCGCGGCACGGCCACGGTGGCGCGTGCCTTGCCGTCGTCGATGCGCAGCGCGGTGCGGCGCATCGGCGTCTTGCGCGGGAGGGGCGCGCCGCGTTTCATCACTCGTCCGAGCGCGTGGACTTCACATGCATGGAGCTCAACGCAAGCGCGAGGAGCGTCCACCATGCGCTGCGATCCATCACCATCACGGCGTACCACCAGCCGCCCCAAACTACGGCGAGCCAGAGCCACACCAGGATGGCCAGCAGCGCGCGCATGGCTCAGTCCACCGTCTCTTCGGTGCCGACGATGAGCGCCTCCACCGGTTGGGACACGTCCGGCGCCGGCGGCGGCGTGAGCCTGGCCTTCAGCGTCGCCACCTCGGCCTCGAGCTCGGCCACCGCACTGCGCAGCGCGCCCGCCTCGTCGAGCGCCGCCTGCTTGTCCTGCTCGGCCTTCGTGACCGCCGCCTTCAGCTGCTCGTTGAGGTTGGCCAGCTGCTGCGCAACGCCAACGTACTTGGCCGCCTCCTTCTGGGCGTGCATCGCCATGTTGCTGTTGTGAAGTGCTAGTTCTTGGAAATCTTGCTGGGACATGGGTCTTTCCTTCGTGGTGGTGGAACGGCGGGGGGATGCAAGCGCCAATCCGGCGGCTTGCGCGAGAACGGTCTTGCGTTTCATTCGTCGAACGAGGTGAGCACGGCCTCGACAGCGAGGTCACGTTGCGAATCAGGCAGGCTCGGCCACAGGGTCTTGATCGCGTGCGGCGTGCGCAGGAAGGCGACGATCGCGGCGTGCACCTTCTCCATCTCGTCCTGCTCGAGCTTTGCGTAGCTGATGGACCGCGGGACAGGGATGACGCCACCCTTCGGGCCCGGGAACCACTCGACGTGTCCGGCGCCCACCTTCAGCCAGGTGCGGAACTGGTCGAAGTTGTCGAAGCGCTCCTGCGACTCGAACACCGCCTGCTCCATCGCCATGTGCTTGCGGTGGTACCAGCCCAGACGCTCGCGATGGGTCTTGATCTCCACCATCTCGCCCGGCTGCGCTTTGTGCAGGAACCAACTCCAGAGCCGCCGCCATGACTTCTGGTGCTGCGGGCTCAGTCCGTCGATGGCGCCGAACAGCACGCGGCGTGCGGCATCGCGGTCGGCATCGGCGATCGGCACCGCGTCTTGGCGGACTAGCACGATCTCCGTCATGGGCGCCTCACAAGCGTGCTGACCAGCACGTCGAGCCACCGGAAGTAGGCCTCCGCTGGCGACGACGCCGTCACGGTCGCAGTGCCGCCGCAAGAGCAGAGCCAACAGCCGGGCCGGAGTTGCCGAAGGCGAGGCTTCTTGCTCATGCCTGATTCCCCAGCCGCGCCACCGGAAGCACGTTCGCCGCCAGCGTCATCTGATGCCGCGGCGCGGTTCCGCCGGTCGCCATCACGTTGCGCGCCGTCGCGGCATCGCCGATGAGCACCGTCTTGCCCTCCAACCGCTCGCGCTGCGCCTCGGTCATCTTGGCTGCCTGGTTCGCGGCCTCGCTGGCGCCGATGAGGCGTGACGGGTGCGGCGTGCCGGGACGATTCGTGTGCACCCGGTAAGCGTCGCAGAAGCGCTTCTGCACGAACGGCAGTTCTTCGATCAGCGTGCGGCACACGGTGGGCCAGCCGCCAAGGTCTTCGACCGTCAGGTGAATCGCCGGGTCGTCGAAGGCCACGGAGGCATAGGCGCCCACGCGCTGCATCGCGTCGAAGGTCTTCCCCCACGCGATCAGGCTGCGGTCGCTGCGAGTGCCGTGCAGCACCTTCACGATGTCGGCCGGCATCGGAGCGAACTGGCCGCGCTCCGGGTCCATCGCGTGCGCCGTGAGGGCCTTGGACACCTGCTCGAACTCGAAGGACTGGCAGGCTTGCCACCACACGCCGAGGGCGAAGGTGCTGACGTCGCGGCGGTAGAACGCGAGCGCATCGGTCAGCAGGTCCTTGAAGCGCTTTCTGTCGCTAGCCTGCATGGCTTTCCTCCTGCTCCTTGAGCCACCTGTCCCCCACCGCGCGGTTGCGCTGCTCGATGGCCTCCTGGCGGTTCAGCACGGGACGCAGCCCGACTCGGGCTTGGCACGCGGCGCGCATCCAGCCTCGTGGATCCGCTGGCACCTCGACCACTGCGGCGCGCACCACCTCGATGACGATCTCGGCCGTGAATTCCTTGACCAGGCCGCCGATGAACGTCCCGCACTGGGCCTTGGGCACCTTGGCCGACTCGAGCAGCGACTTGCCGGCCGACCAGAGTTCCTCCTTCGTCAGCGCTGCGGCCTGGTCGGTCGTGAACGCGGCCGGCTGCGACGCCGATCCGGCGTCCGAAGCGTTAGCTTCGGAACTACTTCCCTTCTCTTCCCTTCCCTTCTCTTCCCTTCCCTTCCCTTGGGATCCCGGCGGGATGCCGTCGGCACCTCCGCCAGCGATCCCGACGGGATCCGGATCGGATGGTCTTGGGAGTCCCGGATTGCGACGCTTGGTGAGCGCGCGGGACTGCGGGTTTAGTGCCGTCAGCATCTCGCGCGCAGTCCCGATCTGCGCCTCGATGGGAGCAGGGTCGAACGCGACATTCCAGCGCTTGGCATTGCCAGCCCCGCTGCTCAGCGTGCGCGCGAGCTTGTCGAGCCAGCACTCGAGCGCCTTCTCGGCGACGACCGGGTGGTACAGCAGGCCATCGCTGCACAGTACGAAGCCGCGCAGAGCGCCTTCGCGCACTTTGGCCCAGGCCTTGGTGTCGATCCGGCCGCGCTGGGCGTAGCCGGCCTGCTTGGCGATCCACTGGTCGTTGTGCGGGATGGAGGCGGCCGGCACCTGATGCCACGCCGCGCACCACAGCAGGAATGCCGCCCAGCAGGCCTCAGGTGTCTCGTCCGAGGCGAGGCCCGAGTCGCGCACACGCGCGACGTCGACCATCATCCCGGGGTAGTCCCGCAGGTCACAATCAGAAGGCGTGAGGGGTGCGGTCAAGCAGCCTCCAGCTCTTCGAAGTCGAACAGGCTCGGCATGGAGAACTCCTGCTCGGCCGCGCGCAGGTAGTGCACCTGGTCAAGGAAGTAGGCGGCGCTGAGCTCCGAGCCGCGCGCCAGCCGGCCGGCACGGATCGCGCGCACGCCCACCGTGCCGAGGCCATGGAAGGGGTCGTAGACCACCTCCCCTTTATTGCTGTAGCGCTCGATCAGCCGGTCGACGATGTCGAACTGCAGCGGGCAGATCTTCTCGCGCAGGAAGGCGGTGTAGGCGCCAGTCACGCGGCCTCCCGCAGATCAACCTCGACAAAGTTCGCGCGCACGATCGCCGCGGCCACCGGCGGGCAGACGCTGTTGCCGCACATGCGAACCTGCGCCGCCTTTGACAGCACACGGCCGTCGTGACCGCGGTCGATGACGTAGGTGTCGGGGAAGCCCTGCGCACGGTACAGCTCGCGCGGCTGGAGCATGCGCATGCCGATGTCGTCGATGAAGTACTCCTCGCCGTGCACGGTCACGAGGCCGAAACGGTCCTTCGTCGTGACGGTGTGCAGCGGCTCGTCCAAGCGCGGGTCCTGGTCGGTGCCGTAGTACTTCACCAGCAGCGCGCGGACCTCGGCGTGGTGGAAGCCCTGGGCACTCACCGTGTGCACGGGCTCATTCGCCGCAGCACCGATGTTCGTGCCGCGCAGCTTTGCCAGATGCGACGTCACGAGGTGATGGTGGTCCTGCGCGGTGACTGTGCTGCATGCCTTGTCGAGCGGCCAGCCTGGCGACTCGTTGCCGCCGAAGTGCTTCGCGAGCAACGCGGCGACCAGCGCATGCTTCTGGCCGTCGACGCAGGTCCCGAGGGGCTTGTCGAGGCCCGGCGCGCGCGGCGCTTGGCCGGGCCGCTCCCCGTAGCCGGTCTGAATCAGCGTCGGCGCGGCCAGCGCAAGCTCGCCGCGCTTCGCCGTGGTGATCGTGCGCAGCGGCTCGTCGATCGGATGGACGTTGCCGTTCTGGTTGTGCGTCACCGGCACGATGAACGGCTTCGCTGCATCGATGACGAAGCGCTTCAGCCCGTGGGCGATGCGGCGCAGCGTCGCCTCCACCAGCGGCCGCTCGCGCTCGAAGATGCTCGGGCACGGGATCGACCAGTCGATGCACTCTGCGGCCGTGCGGTACGGCTTGCGGCCGGGCCCGTGCGTCGGCTCGGGCCAGACGATCGGCATGCCGTCGCGGCGCGCCGTGAGGAACAGGCGCTTGCGTATCGTCGGCGCGCCGTAGTCGCAGGCACGCAGCTCGCGGTGCTCGACCTTGTAGCCCAGGCGCTCGAGCGCGCGCTTCCAGGTCCTGAAGGTGCGGCCCTTGCGGTCCGGGCAGACGCGGCCGTTCGGAAGCACCGGGCCCCATGTCTGGAACTCCTCGACGTTCTCCAGGTGGATCACCCTCGGGCGCGCCAGCTTTGCCCACTTCACAACTACCCAGGCGAGGCCGCGGATCTTCTTGCTGACCGGCTTTCCGCCCTTCGCCTTGCTGAAGTGCTTGCAGTCCGGCGAGGCCCACAGCAGACCGACCGGGCGGCCCTCGGTCACCGCGAGAGGGTCGACCTCGAAGACATCGGATACGAAGTGCTGCGTCTGCGGGTGGTTCGCCTGGTGCAGGCTCACCGCCTCATGGTCGTGGTTGACCGCGATGTCGACATGGCGGCCGAGCGCCTGCTCGATTCCCGTGCTTGCCCCACCGCCACCGGCGAATAGATCGACGACCAACTCGTGCGCGAGCGGCAGGATGAACTGACGTGCGGTCATGCGAGAACGCCCTCACCAATCTCGGCCGCAACATGGATCCGCATGCCGAGGGTCTTCGCGATGTGGTGCTCCAACGAGGCGCCGCGTGATCGCTCCCAGCCTGGAAGCAGCGCGATGCCGTCACAGGTGACCAGTTGAGCGATGTCGGCTTTGAGGCAATCAGCCCATGCGGCCGTGGTGTCGGCATTGATCTCTGCCGGGTTCACGACTTCATAGCCAAGGGCGCGCAGGCGCGCCGCCTCGGCATGGAAGGCGGGAAAGTTGAAGTCGGAATAGCCGGTCATCGGACCCGCGATGTAGATGCGCTTCATGGGTTGTGGTCTGTTTGCTCTACAGAACCAGCCAAACGCAGATGCGGTGGCTGTGGGTCTTGGCGGAAGCGGCCTTGACGGTGCGCTGCTCGCCGTATTGGTCCAGCGCCGGCGCGGTCAGGCCGCGCTTGCAGGCCAGCGTCGCCAATGCACCCCAACTCTGGTGACGCTCCGGATGGGCCTTGGCCTGCGACCTGAACTGCTCGAAAGTGAAGGTCTTGGTGCCGCGGGCCTTCTCGACCGCCAGCCATGCCTCCAACTCGCTCAGAACGCGATCGCGCCAGTCATCGCCAGCGAAGGACAGCGCGAGTTGCTGTCCCTCTCGCTTCAGGGCTTCGCCGCGTGCACGGTCAAGCTGCTGCACTTGCCGCCTCCCGCATCACTGCGGCCCTGACGATGTCGATCAGGTGGTCCGGGTTGCAGCGGCCCGCGTTGAACATTGCCAACGAGTGCTGCGCTGTGCAGTCTTCGCAGAACCGGAAAAGCATGTTGAAAGTGACCTTCACCGGCTGCCCCTTGGTGAACAGCAGCGGGCCGGGGTGGTACTGGTCGCGCTGCTCCTCGGCCGCGCTGCCGAGATAGCTCAGCCAGATGTCGCGAGACTCGAAACAGGGCGGAGCCACTGGCGCCAACTGCCTGACCAACGCTGCTCGGTTCATCGCGTCGCCTCCTTCAGGCACATGCTTTGCCGGTACCGACCGAGGACGCCGGAAGGCGAGCCCAAGCCGCGCTTTTGTTGCTCGTTTCTGCTCGGTGCGTGCAAGGGCTGCTGCATGGCGTGATTTCCTGGGTGGTCTGTCCGAGGTCGCTCAGTGCTTCGGGCCACCAATCGGAGCGCCCGGCGCAACAACGTCGGTTCGCTCGATCGTCATTCCAGGCATCGCCTCGGCGATCGCCGCCGCCACGACCGCCCTGGCGAGCGCGATGACGCAGGACTGCACCTCGGTGCTTTGCGTGTAGGCCTGCGCCGGAACCTGCAGAAGGACCATCCATTCCCCGCCCGAGCCAAGTTGCATGGCCGCACGGGTCCAGCCGTCGTTTCCGGTGCGCACTTCGATGCGAATCGCCGGCCTGCCGTCGGGCGTTGTCTCGAGGCTCATGCCGCCCTCCCGATGAAGTCGGCAAGGCCGTCCCGCTGCGAGCGATCACGCAGGATGTGTTCCTTGATCCGATCGAGAACCCGCGAGCGGTCCAGTTCGTACTGAAGCGGCACCCAGTTGCCGGCCAGGCGCATGAGGTTCAGCCGCTGCTTTGTCGGAAAGTGCGCCATGCCCTTGCGGATGCGCGACCAATGACCCTTGTCGATGCCGAGGGCCGAGCAGAGAACCTCGTCCTTCTGGTGCGACAGGTCGATGCACAGGTTGATGGCATCGAGCTCGTCCTTGCACATTCGCACGAGGGCCAAGTCGATGAATACCGGCTCCCGCACCTCGGCGACACCACCGAAATCGCGCTCTGGTTGAGGCTCGTTGAGTTCGGTTGACCCTCGTTGACGGTCCCCCTCCTTGAACGGAGGCCTTCGCTCCTTGATGCTTGTGGTCATGGCGATCCCCATCGCGTTGTTGAAGAAATCGGCTTGGGTGAGCGCCCCAGAACGCGCCGCCCATGCGATGGGGATCACGTTCAGAACAGCACGGAGGGGCGCTCGCCCAAATCGACGAATGAACGAACCGAAGAAGGGGATGGACTGAGATGAAGCGATCACAGCGTGCAACCCTGATGCAGTCGCCGCTTCGCGGCCACGTAGGCGGCGTGAGCCTCTTCTGCAGTGTCGAAACGACCGAGATAGACACGCTTGCCGCCTACCCAGACAGAAGCACTCAGTCTCCCGACTGCATGCGTTTCAACCCCCTGGATTCCAGACTTGTTTGTGCACTGCGCGCGCCTCTTGTTCTGCGCATTCGTCGCGCGGTCAACGTTGCGCAAGTTGCACAGCCGGTTGTCGCCGGCATCCCCGTTTATGTGATCGATTTCGAGACTCGGCCACTCGCCATAGGCGATGCACCACGCCAATCGATGCGCCATATAGGAGCGCCCACGCACCGTCACCTGTATACGGCCCCGCTCACCCTTGGATCCCGCCACAGCGCCAGCGCGGATCTTCCGACCCCAAGCCATGCGCCATCGGATCACGCCCGTTTCCGGCTCATATATGAAGAGCGCCGCAACTTCGGCTGGCGTTAGGAGGCTCATATGTCAGACGAAGAGAAGATGCGCCCGCCACCCTCACACGAGGATCCGGGCGCGAAGCCGGCGGATGCCGGCAGGGAGGAAATGGGATTCGCAGCGCGCAAGGTGCGCGAGCTGCTCGCCCACGCACGCCGGCTGAACCGCATTGAGTTCGATGGGGTGGCCAGGTTGCAGGGGGATGCTGGATGAGCGCGATGCGCGGGCGAGCGCCCCTCCCTCGGTACAGTGGGAACTTCCCGGAACTCACTGACCTTGAGAGGAGCGCTCATGGAGATCACGTCCATCTCGCAATACGGCTTGAACTGGGAGGTGCAGCCGCTCACGCTTCACCATCAGGATGGAGATGTGCCGGGCTACGGTCTTCGTCTCCTAGTCGGGAAGGCAAGTCCCGCAGGTACTGGGGAACTTGTCGAGGAGTGGACCGAATGGATGTTCCTGGACGAGCCGTGCATGGAGTCCCTGTCGGCGGCGCTGCGCGGAGTAATGCACGCAGACGGCGGGCATTTGCATCCGAGCACCCGCCCGACAGGACCGGTCCAGTAGGTGTCGCACGCATCTCAGTCCACCTCCTTTGCGTGAGAGCAAACGTCGCACACGCACCGCCAGTAGGTGCGTGTGCTCAGCGCTCCGTCGACGCCATGGGTGAACGTAGTGACCCACTGCCTGCCGCCCCATACGTGTCCGATGCCGGCGCACATCTCCTGCAGGCTTTCTCGCTCCTTCACCTGCTTGGCGACGAACCGTCTGGCCTCTGCATCCATGCCGTGGAACCGATCGGCGATGTCCTGGTGGGTGATCGCCATGGCTCAGCGCTCTTCCCTCTTGCCGCAGGGCCTGTCCTCGCGCGGAGCGCTGGGCGGCTGGGCCGCGCCGAAGACGATCCGGTCGACCTCCTGCTGAGTCGGGGGCCAGACGGACTCGGATGCGGTGGCCTTTGTCGGCCTGCGCGCCAACTTCTGGTGGACGGCGGGAACGACTTCAGCGGACGGCTCGGGGACCATCTCCTCGAGAGTCACGGCGCCATCGGTGAAATCGCGGACCGCCTTCATGTGGTCGACCGGGACGCCGTTCTTTTTCCACTGGGAGATTGCGGCTGGGGTGACGTCGAAATGAGCAGCGAGCGCCGCGGAGCGGCCCTTCTCGCCTTCAAGCCATGCGGTGAGGTCCATGACGCCAGTTTAGGTCACACTAAACCATGCCGTCAAGGGGCTGCTAAACCGCACATGTTTAGCATTTCCTTATCCATGGAAACGCCAGACAACGCGCGCCGCCGACGCTTCGTCGCGTGGTTCAACGACCGCTACCGGAAGGTAGATGCGTCGGCGCGACGGAAGCAGTTCATGCAGGACTCAGCGCAGACTGGTGAGCCCCCCCTCAGCAAGGGCCGCGTCGCGCAGTTGTTCCGCAATGACCTGGCGTTCGGCGAGGAGGCCGCCATCAATCTTGCTCGTCGCTTCCAGCTGCGAGACGACTACTTCTTGACGGATGGTGGGCAACTTGGCACGACGGCCCCCCCGGCCGAACCGCAGCAGGTTCAGAACGAAATGCACCGTAGGCTGTTGGCCGCGTTCGAAACCCTCGTTGCTTCTGAGAGAGCAAAAACCCTCATGGAGATCGAGCGGCGAGCGGCCGAAGTCAGAGAACTAGGGAGAACGATCTTGCGCGAAAAATACGGCATCACGGAGCCGCCGGAGCGCGAGCAACTTGTCAACACGCCGCCGGAGCCAGTCAAGCGCCGCGGCAGGAAGAAGGGAGAGTCCGAGTGAAGCGTCCGTTCCACCTCGTGCAGACGGAAGGATCAGCCGACACGCAAAGCTGCATTGAGGCCATGGCCGAAGGCGTCAAAGCCAAGAATGTGATCGGCCTGGCCTGCGTCGTGATCTATGCACGACGCAACTACGAACTACGCCTGTGCGGTGAAGCTGACAGAAGCCCAACTTTCACCCGTGGCGCCGTCGCCGCGCTGGACGACGAGTTAGCCCGCAGGATCCGTGGCGACCACTGAACTGAGACACAGTGCAGTAATTGCCCTAGCCGCCAAGTACGAAGCCCGCCGAGTGCGGGCTTTTTCTTTTGCCCATCCCTAACAAATTGTTTAGCGACCGCTTGACGATTCGGTTTAGCCTGCCCTAAACTTCACTTCACCGCACCACACAAGGTGCTCGACGAAGGAGACGCAGGGATGGCAAGGACGAAAGGGGCCGAACAAACCGCCGAAGCGAAGGCCGAAGTCGTGGAGGCCGTCAAAGCCTTCTCCCTCGACTGGACGTGCCGCGGCTACCAGTACGAAGTCGGCAAGACCTACGAGCACGACGGCGAGGTACAAGCCTGCCACGGCGGCTTTCACGCCTGCGAGAACCCGCTGGACACGTTTGCGTACTACGAGCCGGGCCGATCGCGGTTCGCGGTCGTCGAGATGTCGGGCGAGTTCAGCCGTCACGCCGACGATTCGAAGATCGCCTCGGGCCGCATCAAGATCAAGGCCGAGATCGGCATTCCGGAAATCGTGTCGCGCACCATCGCGTGGATCACGGCGCGGTGCACTCCGGCCGACGCCAAGCACGCCGAGGGCTACAGATCGGCCAGCAGCGCGACGGGCTACAGATCGGCCAGCAGCGCGACGGGCGACAGCTCGGCCAGCAGCGCGACGGGCTACAGATCGGCCAGCAGCGCGACGGGCGACAGATCGGCCAGCAGCGCGACGGGCGACAGATCGGCCAGCAGCGCGACGGGCGACAGATCGGCCAGCAGCGCGACGGGCGACAGA